AGCTATGGGTGGTAAGATGGCTAAAGGCTACGCTAAAGGTGGCGCTAAAATGTCAGTTGCCGGTTTAAGAGCACAAGCTAAAAAAATGGGATATAAAATAACTAAGGGTTAAATTTGTCACATTTAATATCGAACATACCTTTAGTTTTAAAGGCATGGGTCAGAAAAGAATTTACACACAACCATCGTGCTTATCATGGTGAGTTTCTACATTGTTATGTAATAGCAGTCAATTGTATTCCAGATCGTTGTTTAAGTTTCCAAGTCATTTTTACTGGTTGTGAAGATGAAGAGAATCGTTTAGAAAATCCGCATGGTGGTGCCATGTGGGCGCGTATGCCAATCACCGCCTTAGTTGAAGATGAACCATTAGATGAAATGCCACCACCTATGCCAACTCATATTGCTCAACCTTGGGATGTATCATCAAGAGATCATTCTATTATCATATTTGATCGAACCAGTTCTAGTCCTTGGTTAGCTCGTATTGAAGGTGAGTTTTATACCGCTAAGTATTATTTTACCGTGGACTATACCAATAGTGAAATAGCTGATGATCCAGCACAACACAAACAATCACATGTTCTAGCCTTGACTGAAGGACCATGGAAAGGTTGTTTTGTGGCATTACCAAATAATCGAGTACGAGTAACCTCACCAGCTATGTGGGTAACCGGTAATGGTCCGCCAGACTTTGTGCCATCACAATGGACACATAAGGCAGAAGCACATGATAGCTATATGGATTGGGAATACACTTTTAATAATCTATACGCACCGGAGAAAAAAAAGTAAATGTATGATATAGATACCATACTGGCTGTTAAATTAATTTTAGAGAAAAGAATTGCTGAATTAAAAGAACATATTATATACAATATAGACAACACAGAAGCTTTGGCGTATGCTAAAGGAAAGCTCAACGGCATGGAGCTGTTGCTACAGGATTTAAAAGACCTGCAAAAAGGAGAAGAGTAAAAAATGACTAGTATCATCAAACCTAGCTATATTGCGGACGAAACTATACCGTCCGAAGAAAAACAGGACACCCCTAAACCTACACAAGATTATTTAAAACACATGGATCAATTACCTGATCCAGTCGGTTATCGTATTTTACTTAAGATGTGGAAAATGTCTGAAACAACTAAAGGTGGTATTGCTTTATCTGAACAAACTTTAGAAACTTCTGAAATGACATCAGTAGTAGGCTATGTTGTTAAAATGGGCGACATGTGTTACAAAGATACAGAAAAATTTTCAACTCCTTGGTGTAAAGAAGGTCAGTTTGTAGTAATAGGTAGATACGCTGGCGCTAGATTTAAAACCAAGTTTGGAGAACACAGAATCATTAATGATGATGAAATTATTGGGACTATTGAAAAACCCGAGGACATCCTCGCACTATTTTAGGAGTAAAATATGTCAGAAGCACAAGTACAAGATGTTGAATTAGATACTGATGATGTTGAAGAAAGCTCTGTTGATGTAGAGCAGCCCACAACTGAAGAATCTACCGCAACCCCTGAGGTTGATTTAGGCTATACCGATCCAGTTAATAACGATAAAGCTGAAATTGTTGAAGAGCCAAAAAACGAAGATGATTTACAAAATTATTCTGAAAAAACGCAAAAAAGAATTGATAAACTAACTCGTAAAATGAGAGAGGCAGAAAGAAGAGAAAAAGCTGCCCTTGACTATGCGAAAGGTTTACAAGACAAGTATTCAAATGTTGAAAAAAATCAAGTTACTAGTGACGAAACTTTCTTAAAAGAGTTTGACGCCAGAGTAGATGCTCAAAGAGAACAAGCAAAAATTAAACTGCAAGAAGCAGTTGATACTCAAGACAGCGCAAAAATGGTAGAGGCTCAAGATGAATTAACTCGTTTAGCAGTTGAAAAAGAAAAAGGTAAAATTAAATTACAAGAAACAGAACAAAGAAAAACTCAATTAGAACAACAACCTGAAGAAGCCCCTGTTGTACAACCAAGTCCAAAAGCTAAAGCTTGGGCAGAAGATAATACTTGGTTTGGAACAGATGATGTAATGACAGATGCTGCTTTTAATCTACATAAAGGTTTAATTGAAAACGAGGGCTTTACAGTAGACTCTGATGAGTATTACAATGAGATAAATAAACGAATGAGGGATTATTTTCCTAACAAGTTTGTTGAAGATAAAAAACCCGTTCAAACTGTTGCCTCGGCGGGGCGTAAACAGCAAGGACGCAGAACCGTGAAACTCACCCGTTCACAAGTAGCGATAGCTAAAAAATTAGGGGTGCCACTAGAAGAATACGCGAAATTCGTGAAGGAGTAGATTATGACTAAAAGTACAGTAAAGAAAACCTCACGCGCGAGCCAAGAGAAAAAGGATATTCGTAAAAAACCTTGGACGCCACCATCAAGTCTAGATGCACCACCTGCACCGCAAGGTTATTGTCATAGGTGGATTAGGGTAGAAAGTGTTGGTTTTATGGATTCAGGTAATGTTTCCAAAAAACTAAGAGAAGGTTGGGAATTTGTTAGAGCTGAAGAAGTTCAGAACGAAATCGGTGACCATGACTATCCAGTAATCCATGAAGGCAAACATCAGGGGTTAATCGGGGTTGGAGGCCTTGTGTTGGCAAGGATACCTGAGGAAATAGTTGAACAACGCAAGAAGTATTTTAGAGATATTACTTCTGATCAAGTAAAAGCAGTTGATGAAGACATTCTAAGGGAACAACGACCAGAGATGCCTGTTAATATTGACAGACAGTCTCGTGTAACTTTTGGTGGTAACAGAAAGTCTTAATTTTTTAGTTTTTGTAACCACATTTGTTTAACTATTTTTATGGAGTTTAATTATGGCAAACCAAGATTCTGCATTTGGTATGCGTCCGGTAGGCAGAGTAGGTGGAACACCCTACACTGGAGGACAAACTCGTTATAGAATAGCTGCGAATTATGGAACAGCAATTTTCAAAGGTGACATGGTAATGCAAGTCACTGGTGGAACAGTAGAAGTACATGCCGATGGCGGTACAGTTCCTATCGTGGGTGTTTTTAACGGTTGTCGTTATACGGACCCAACCACTGGAAAAGAAACTTTTTCCAATTTTTATCCTGCGAGCACAAATGCTTCTGACATAGATGCATTTATAATTGATGACCCAATGGTTATATTCGAAATTCAAGCAGATGCTGCTTTCCCTATAGCTGACTTATTCGGTAACTTTGATATCGTTTATACTTCAGCTGGAAGCACAACAACTGGTATATCCGGTGCTGAACTAGATGTAACTACTGGCGCAACAACAGCTGGCTTACCTATTAAGGCGATCGATGTTTCAAGAGACCCTAACAATAGTGATGTCGGTAGTGATGCAACCAATGTGCGCGTAATCATTCAAAACCACATATTCGGCCAAAAAGGTGCCGGTTTAGCGTAGGAGGTTAACTATGGCTATTTCAAGATCCCAACTAGTCAAAGAGTTAGAGCCTGGGCTTAACGCTCTTTTTGGACTAGAGTACAACCGTTACGAAAACGAACATGCTGAAATTTTTGATTCAGAGACTTCTGACAGAGCCTTTGAAGAAGAAGTTATCTTGTCTGGTTTCGGAGCGGCTCCTGTAAAATCTGAAGGTGAAGGTGTAGCATTTGACACAGCACAAGAAGGTTTCACAGCGAGGTACACACACGAAACTATCGCAATGGCTTTTGCTATTACAGAAGAAGCAATTGAAGATAATTTATACGACAGATTAGCAGGTCGTTATACAAGAGCATTAGCACGTTCTATGGCTAACACTAAACAAGTGAAAGCTGCAAACGTTCTTAACAATGCTTTTAACTCAAGTTTCACAGGCGGTGACGGCGTTGAACTATGTTCAGCAGTACACCCTCTAACAAACGGCGGTACATTTGCTAACGAGTTGTCAACAGCTGCTGACCTATCAGAAACATCTATGGAGCAATCATTAATTGATATCGCTGCATTTGTTGATGAAAGAGGTCTAAAAATCGCTTTACAAGGTGCTAAATTAATCATTCCAAAAGAACTTCAGTTCACAGCGGAAAGAATATTAAAAACACCTCAGCGTGTCGGTACATCAGATAACGATATTAACGCTATGGCTTCAATGGGTATGATCCCACAAGGCTACAGAGTTAATCATTATCTAACTGATACTGATGCTTTCTTCATTATGACTGATGCACCTAACGGAATGAAACAATTCGTTAGAGCACCAATCAAAACTGCTATGGAAGGTGACTTCGATACAGGTAATGTAAGATTTAAAGCAAGAGAAAGATATTCATTTGGATTCTCGGATCCTAGAGGAATATTTGGATCTCCTGGTGCTGCGTAAGTAGTAATTTGGAGGAAAGATTAAGGGGACTTTCGAGTCCCCTTTTTTTTGGGTATAATTAAGCTACTATACAAATAAACTGAATACAGACGTGTATAGTCGACGACCTAAAGACTGTATTCTTTAATTTAGGAGATGAATATGAGTAATTCAACATTTAGTGGTCCAGTCAGATCAGTAGGCGGCTTTACAGTCGTATCTGCTAAAGATGATGGGACAACACAAGCAAGTATTAGCTCAACTGGTGTAGCATCATTAGATGCCAACACAATGTCAGTAGAGGCTGGTACTGGTATCACTACAGGTACTGGAACTGTTTACAGAAGTTCTGTTATTAGAGAAGGTGGTATTATTACTACACAAATTTTAATTGATTTAACAGGTTTAAGATCAACAGGTTCTGGTGACATTATTGGTGTCGATGGAACATCTCTAGTCTGTCACATTGGTCAGATTGTTGCGGCAACAAACGGTACTATCTTAACAGGTAGTATGGAATGTTTTGAAGCACCAACTGGCGGTGATCCAGATATTAATGTGCACTCTGCGACAGAGGGTACAGGGGTTGAAGACGGAGCTATTGGCGACTTAACTGAAACATTATTAGTTAACGCTGGTGATGCAACATTAGGTAGTAAAGTTTACTTCACAGCTGTTCCAGCTGCTGATGAGTTTTTATATTTAACACTAGGTGCAACAACAGATGCAGATTATACTGCG